CTGTTTCGGAAAACTCTCCGGAGCGTGACGGGGGGCCACGGTGAGTGGCGACGAGGCTGGGCCTGGCCGGGTTGAGGCCAAGGTGCTGGCCGACATCGAGGCGCTGGTGACGACGCATCCGATGGGCGAGGCGCTGGCGGCGACGGCGGTGGAGCTGGCCCGGACGCTGGATGCGGGCGCAGGGCTGGCGGTGGCGGCGGTGGCCCGTGAGCTCCGGGCGACCCTGACGGAGCTGGCGTCGATGGAGGTGCCCGACGACGATGGCCTCGACGCTGCTCTGTCCACCCCCACGCCTGGCATGCCCGCCGAGGTTCGGGACGCCGAGGACGCCGGGAAGGGCAACGCTCGGCCCCGCGGTCGGGGAGGTCGCAAGGCGCCTCGGTAAGCCGTTGATGCCGTGGCAGCAGCATGTCGCTGATGTCGCCCTGGAGCTGGACTCTGAGTCTGGGCGGCTGGTCTACAACGAGGTCGGGCTGACGGTTCCCCGCCAGTCGGGGAAGTCGACGTTCGTGCTGGCGAAGGCGACGCATCGTGCTTCGGCCACGTCGTTCTTCGGCCGCCGGCAGGTGCTGGTCTACACGGCGCAGACCCGCATGAAGGCGCGGGAGAAGTGGGAAGAAGACTACGCCGAGGCGCTCGAGCACTCGTCGTCGTTCAAGGTCGGGGTCCACAAGTCGAACGGCAACGAGCACATCCGGTTCCCGAACGGGTCGCGGTGGGGCATCGACGCCAACACCGAGAAGGCCGGTCACGGCGGAACGCTCGACGAGGCGTACATCGACGAGGCGTTCGCCCAGGTCGACAACCGGCTCGAGCAGGCGTTCCGGCCTGCCATGATCACCCGGGCCAACAAGCAGCTCTGGGTTGTGTCCACTGCGGGATGGAAGGGCGGGTCGCCGTTCCTTGAGGCCAAGGTGCGGCGAGGCCGTGAGGCTGTCGAGCAGGGGCTGACATCGGGGCGCTGCTACTTCGAGTGGTCGGCGCCCGACGACGCCGACCCGGCCGACCGCTCGGTGTGGTGGGAGTGCATGCCGGCGCTGGGGCACACGATCACCGAGGAGGCGATCGCCGCCGAGCTTGAGGCGTTTGCCGACAACCTGGACGAGTTCCGCCGGGCCTATCTGAATCAGTGGCGCGAGAAGGGCAGGGCACGGGCGGTGATCGACCCTTCGAGGTGGGGCGCGGCCCGAGACGCTGACGCTGCGGTCGATGGCCGGCTCGCTCTAGCGGTGGACCGGATGCCTGACGGCGACGGATCGTCACACCTGGCCACGTCGATCGGGTTCGCCGGGGAGTGCGACGGCAAGACGCTTGTGGCGCTGGCGGATCATCGGCCGGGCATGTCGTGGGTCGTCGAGCGGGTCGTGGCCCTGGTGGCCGAGCATGACCCGGTGGCGGTGGTCGTGGACCCTGGCGGCCCTGCCGCCCCGCTGATCGACGACCTGCGCGCCGCTGGCGTGGATGTGTCGGAGGTGACGGGCCGTGCGGTGACGCAGGGGTGCGGCGGGATGCTCGAGGACATCAACGAGGGCCGCGTGACCCATCTCGGCCAAGAGCCGCTCGACGCCGCGGTGGCGGCGGCTCGCCGTCGGACGGTGGGGGATGCGTGGGCTTGGGCCCGCCGTGACACGTCGTCTGATATCTCGCCGCTGGTGGCGGTGACGCTGGCCCGCTCGGGGCTTGCGAAGTGGAGGGCCGAGATGCCTGAGGATTTCCCGATCGCTGCGGTGTGGGCGTGACTGCACGCGACCTCCTCCTCGTGGCCGCTGTCGCCCTGGTGTGCCTCGCGGTAGGCGCGGTGTCGTGGCCCGGTGCTGCGCTCGTGGGCGCGGCCGGGTGCGTGGCGCTGTGGTTCCTGACCGATGACGACGAGGAGGGCTGATCGTGCGACGCATCGACCGCCTTACCCGTCGCGGGCAGCCCGAGGAGCGCCAGTCGCTCGGCGGCCTGGCCGACCAGATCATGTCCTTCATGGGCCACGGCTACGGGCTGGGCCTGTCCCCGCAGATGACGTGGGGCAACGAGCCATCTGAGCCGATCGGCGGCGACTTCCAGGGCCTCGCTGACCAGGCCCTCAAGGCGAACCCGATTGTGTTCACCTGCGTGGACGCACGGATGCGCCTGTTCACCGAGGCCCGGTTCAAGTTCCGAGGGTTCAACAACGGCCGCCCCGGCGACCTGTACGGCACGCCGGCCCTGTCGCTGCTCGAGCGGCCGTGGGCGAACGGGACGACGGGGGACCTGCTGGCCCGCATGGAGTTGCACGACTCCCTGGCGGGGAACTTCTTCGCGACGGTGACCGGCGCGGGCGCCGAGAAGCGGATCGTGGTACTGCGTCCCGACTGGTGCGACCTTGTGTTCGACCTCGACCCGAACGACCCCGAGGCGATGTGCGTCGGCCTGGCGTACAAGCCGGGCGGGCCGGCGTCGAAGCTCAAGGCCCGGTTCTACCCGGCGGGGTCGTTCATCCACTATGCGCCGACGCCTGACCCGCTGGCCCGGTTCAGGGGCATGTCGTGGCTGACCCCGGTCATCCGTGAGATCCAGGCCGACTCGGCGGCGACCCGGCACAAGGGCAAGTTCTTCGACAACGCCGCGACTCCGAACCTCGCTGTCAGCCTGTCCGAGAAGGTCACGGTCGACGCGTTCAAGAAGTTCGTCGAGATCATGGAGGATCGCGGCGCCGACGGCGGGATCGAGCAGGCGTACAAGACGCTGTGGCTCGCTGGTGGCGCTGACGTGACCGTGATCGGCACCGACCTTGGGAAGCTGGACTACAAGGCGCTCACGGGCGCGGGCGAGACACGGATCTCGGCTGCGGCCGGGCTGCCGCCGATCGTCGGCAACTTCTCCGAGGGCCTGGAAGCGGCGACGTACTCGAACTACGCGCAGGCGCGGCGGGCCTTCGGTGACCATTGGGCTCGGCCGAGGTGGCGCAATGCTGCTGCGTCGCTCGCGCCGCTGGTGACCGTTCCGGCCGGCACGGAGCTCTGGTATGACGATCGGGACATCGCGTTCTTGCGTGAGGACCGCAAGGACGCTGCAGAGATCGCTTCGCTGAAGGCGGCGACGATCCGCCAGTACGTGGACGCCGGGTTCGACCCTGCCTCCGCGGTGGCTGCTGTGGAGAACGAGGACCCGCGGCTCTTGTCGCACACGGGCCTCTACTCGGTGCAGTTGCAGGCGCCCGGCGCCGCGACGCCCGTCCCTGCCGCCCCCTAGCTGGCCGTGAGTGGCCGCTGATTCCCCCGCTGACGCCCTTAGGAGGGCTGCCCGCATGGATGCACCACGCGACGACCTGACGCGCTCTGTGCCCTTCGAGCTGGACCGCGCCGCCGCCGACGGCGACGGCCTCACTCTCGAGGGCTACGCCGCCGTCTTCGACTCCCCGACCCGCATCGACTCCTGGGAGGGGACCTTCGACGAGGTCATCGCCCGCGGCGCTTTCGCGAAGACGATCAAGGAGCGGACGCCCGTGGTGCAGTTCGACCACGGTCATCACCCCCTTGTCGGATCGCTGCCCATCGCGTCGATCGAGACGCTGAGCGAGGACGCCCACGGCCTGCACATCAAGGCCAGGCTCATGGACAACTGGCTCGTGCAGCCGGTCCGCGATGCTATCGCCAACGGCTCCGTGGACGGCATGTCGTTCCGGTTCTCGGTCGTCAAGGAGACGGTCGATGAGTCCGGTGACTTGCCGCTCCGCACCGTGCAGGAAGTGAAGCTCTACGAGCTGGGCCCGGTTGTCTTCCCGGCCTACGCCGACACGTCGGTGGGTGTCCGCTCGGACCTGCCCACCGACCCCGCCGCCCGCCTCGATCTGGCACGGCGACTGATTCTCGGCACTCCCGACTCCGACGCTGCCAGTGGTGGCGGGTCGGACGACGGAGCCGCCGACAGCGATACCCCCGAGCCGCCCGCAGCACTCGGACTCACCACCTACCAGCGCCGCCTGGCGCTCATCAACTCAGGAGTGATCCAGCCATGAAGACCAAGGACGAGCTGCGGGCCGAGGTGTCCTACCTCGACGCCGCCCTCATCGACATCGACAAGACCTCCGAGGGCCGGTCCCTCGACCCCGACGAGCAGGCCCGCTTCGACGACGGCCTCGCCGCCCGCAAGGCCGCGGCCGACGAGCTGGCCGCCATCGAGGCCCGCGAGGCCCGCATCGCGGAGCTGGCCGCCAACCCCGTGAACGTCGAGCGCGGCAGCGCCCCCGCCGTGATCGTGCGCGACGAGAACCCCCACGACCTCTCCGGCCTGCACTTCGGTGACGCAGAGGGCCTCCGCACCAAGGCGCTGCGCTCCATCGAGCGCGACGTGGTGATGACCGACGACCACAAGGTCGAGGCCGAGCGGGTCGTCCGCAGCCTCGACCCGAGCGTGGCCGCCCACGTCGCCACCACCTCGAGCCCCGAGTACGGCCGGGCGTTCCTCAAGGCCGTCAACGGCCGCGAGATGTTCCTGACCGACGAGGAGCGTCAGGCCGTGATGCGTGCCGTCACCCTCGGCGGGACCGCCGGCTACGCCGTCCCCGCCCCGATCGATCCCACGATCATCGACACCGCCGCCCACTCGACCAACCCGTTCCGGATGCTCTCGACGATCAAGAAGATCACCGGGACCTACTGGACCGGCGTGTCCTCCGCGGGCGTCACCGCCTCGTGGGACGCCGAGTCGGCCGAGGTCAGCGACGACGCCCCGACCCTCGCCCAGCCCCAGATCCCGACCTTCAAGGGTCAGGCGTTCGTGCCGTTCTCGGTCGAGGCCGAGGACTGGGCGAACCTGGCGTCGGACGTGTACACGATGATCGTGCACGCTCGCGACGATCTCGAGGGCGCCGCCTTCGCGACCGGCAACGGCTCGTCGGCCCCACAGGGCGTCGTCACCGGCCTGGACGGGACCTCCTCGGAGATCGCCCCGACCACCGCCGAGACCTTCGCCAAGGCCGACGTGGACAAGCTGATCGGCGCCCTGCCGGCCCGCTTCCGCCGCAACGCCAAGTTCGTCGCGAACATGGTGTGGTACAACGCGATCCGCGCTTTCGAGACCACGGTCAACGTCGGCTCGCTCATCTCGACCAACCCCGCCAACTACGCCGGTGACTTCACCCTCGCCGGCTACCCGGCCTACGAGTCGTCCGACATGGACGCCGTGCTGCCCAACGCCGCCGCCACCGCCGACAACTTCGGCCTGCTCTTCGGGGACTTTTCCCAGGGCTATTACATCGTGGATCGCGTTGGGCTTACGGTCGAACTTGTGCCCCATCTCCTGCACACCAGCAACAACCGGCCCAAGGGCGAGCGGGGCTTCGTCGCCTGGTTCCGTACCGGCGCCGAGGTCGTCAACCCGACGGCGATCGCCATGCTCAGCATCCCCACCGCGGCCTGAGCAACCCCCCGGCATGAGCGGGGCGGGGGCTTCGGCCCTCGCCCCGCCGCGCCATCGACAAGAAGGAGAGGCCTGTGCCGATCGCACTCGACTCGTTCCATGCCCTCGACCGCTTCGTGGCGGCCGGCGACGACCTGCCAGCGGGCGACCCGATCGTCAAGCGGTACCCGTCGCTGTTCGAGGACGGCGCCCCTGCCGTCGAGCAGGCCACGGCCGCCCCGGGCGAGAAGCGCACCCGCACCCGCAAGGCGTCGGCCTAGCCCGTGCGCGTCGTCAAGGGTGCGTCGATCGCGGTGGCGTCGCCCGTGTTCCTCGGCGCGGACGGCGAGACGCCGACCGATGCCACGGGAACGCCGACGGTCGCCGCTGTCGACATCTCAGGGACGACGCTGACAGCGCCCTCTGTGGCGTCCGTGGCGGGCCGGGCGGGCTGCTACACCGCGACGCTCACCGCGGCGGCGCACACGGCGAATCTGGGCCGTCTCACGCTGACCTGGACGGCCACCGTCTCAGGCGCCACGCAGACGCTCACCGACTACGTCGATGTGGTCGGCGCCCACTACGCCACAATCCCCGAGCTGCGGGCCATCAAGGGCCTGGCCGAGTCGGACGGGGTGTCGACGGCTGAACTCATGGCCCGGCGGGACGAGTTCGCCGGGATCATCGAGCAGGCGCGGGGCGTGTCCTACGTGCCGCAGGCGGCAGTGTTCGTCGCGGAGGGCGGCGACGAGGTGATCGTCCCGCACATGGCCTGCACGGGCCTGGTGTCGGTCACCGCGGACACGACCGATGTGACCTCGCAGTGCCGCATGGAGACGTGGGGCCTGGTGTCGACCGCCTACCCGTTCATGCCGCCGCTCGTAGATGACCGCCCGAACGTGACGGTCATCTACACCCACGGCCACCAGTCGCCGCCACCCGCAGTCCGTGAGGCGTGCCGCGAGTACGTCCGCTCGGCGGTGGTCCGCTCCCGGTCGGGGCAGCGTGACGTGATCGCCCAGACCGCTGAGGGCATGACGCTGCGCTACTCCACCCCGGACTGGTCCGCTGATCGGTGGACCGGGTTCGTCGAGGTGGATCGGCTGATCGGGTCGCTGCCCGATGAGCGTGTCCCGGGGATGGCGTGAGCACCGACCATCGCACCGCCGTCGTCCTGGCGGTGGTGGACCTCCTCGACGACTGGGCCGACCTGGCCGGGGTGCAGGTCGAGGCCGGCTGGCCCGGTGACAATCAGCGCGACGAGGCCGTGTGGGTGGACGAGATGGACGGGACGCTCACGCTCCCCGCCACCGGCCCCGCGACGGTCCTCGCAGACGACGAGTTCCGCATCCCGATCGAGGTACGCGTGGCCCAGGCCGGCGGCCTCGCCCGCACCCGGGCCCGCCTCGGCGAGATCGTCGCCGCCGTCACCGACGCCATCCGCTCCAAGCCCGACCTCGACGATCTCGCCGGCACCGGCTGGGCGCTGCTGGATATCGCCTTCGATGGGTCCCAGCGGCGTGACGCCGTGTGGGACTCACCCGGCGGCGCCCTCGGCGCTGCCCGCCTAGAGCCCGTCGCAAACGTCCGTCTCACCTCGGAGTCCTGACCTCATGCCCAAGCGCCTCGTGGCCCCCTTCGACTGCGACCTCCCGACCCTCGGCCTCCGTGTGAAGGCCGGCGAGGTCGTGGAGTTCCCCGACGACGCCGCCCCCGACTGGGAGCCGGCGAAGACCCCCAAGGGCGCAAAGCCCACGCCCAAGGAGGGCTGACACATGGCACGCACAGGCATCGCCGCACAGGTCGGATACGGCCAGGAGGAGACCGTCGGCACGGCGGTCACCCCGACCCGCTTCCTGCCGGTCCTCACCGAGTCGCTTGGTCAGCAGATCACGCGCATCGAGTCCGAGGCCGACATCCCCGGCCGCCAGATCATCACCTCCGAGCAGTGGAACGGCGGCCCCAAGATGGTCAGCGGGGACATCCAGCACGAGCTCCCCGTCGCAGGCGCGGGTGTGCTGCTCTACAACGCCCTCGGCGCCAAGGGCTCCACCTCGGGCCCCGGCCCGTACACGACCGTGCTCACCCCTGGCGACGTGTACGGCAAGGCCCTGACCGTGCAGGTCGGCCGCCCCGACGTGGCCGGCACCACCCACAAGTTCGTCTACGCCGGCTGCAAGATCACCGACCTCGAGCTGGCGATGGCGCTGGACAAGCCGGTGCAGATGGGTGTCTCGCTGATCGGCATGACCGAGACGACGGGGGGCAGCGTCACCGCCGCCTCGTTCGGGACCGGCCACACCAAGCCGTACAAGGCGATCACGCACGGCGCACTGAGCATCGCCGGCTCGGCGTTCCCGGTGATCGGCGCGAAGGTGAAGATCACCCGGCCGTTCGATGAGCGCCGGTTCCACGGTCAGGCGACCACGTTGGAGCCGATCCAGTCCGACCGGCTGGCGATCACGGGCGAGGTCACGGCCGAGTTCGAGGGCCTGACCGCCTACAACCGCTTCGTGAACGGCACTGAGGCTGCGTTCTCCTACGTGCTCACCCAGGGCGACAACGTCCTCACGCTCGCCGGGAACTGCCGCTTCGACGGCGCGACCCCAGTGAAGTCGGGGCGTGGCGTCCTGCAGATCACGATGCCGGTGGTGTTCGTGTCGTCGGGGTCGGCTGACTCGGACGCGTTCACCGTCACGGTGGTCAACTCCGACAGCACTCTCTGATGGCTGCCGGCGTCGAGGTCGAGGGGGCACGCGAGTTCCGGCGTGCCCTCAAGGCCGCCGACGCCGCATGGCCGAAGGAGCTGGCGAAGCTCCACCGGGAGATCGCCCGCAAGGTCACGGCGACAGCCCAGGCCAACGCCCGGGGCCTGCCCCGCAGGATGCAGCAGAAGGCCGCCGGGAACATACGTGCCCGTGGCTCGTCGGCTGCGGCGAGGATCGCTGTCGTGCCGACTGCGGCGGTGCCGTGGGCACGGACGGCGTTCTGGGGGCAGCAGGCCCGGTCGGGCTGGTACGCGGCCCCGAAGTACCAGGGCGCCGGCAAGCCCCAGCATCCGCCGTGGGTGGGCCAGTCGTGGGAGGCCGGCGGCACCGATGGCCCCTACGCCATCAACGCCGCTGTCCGCTCCGACGCCCCGTGGGTGGAGCGCAAGTACCTGTCTGGCGTGGACGAGATCATGCGTCCCGCGTTCCCCAACTCGTAGAGGACACCGCATGGCTAAGGCGATCGACCCGGGGCTCCCCGACAAGCTCGAGGGCAAGGTCGACCCGGCCGAGGATGGGCCTGCGATCGAGGCCAGGGTGGGCGACGTGTTGTACCGGGTGGAGGTGTGGCGCCTGAACGCTCTACAGGCCCGGGACCTGCGTGATCAGACCGGCTACTCGATCGGCCGCCTCATGGCCTACGCCCTCACGTCGAACACGCTTGACGTGGACGTGACCGCCGCCGTTGTGTGGTTGGCCCGGGTGCAGGCCGGCGACCCCGTCCCCTTCACGGTGGTGGCCGAGTCCATCACTGTCGGGGACCTGCTCGACTCCATTCCCGACGAGCCTGAGGGCGAGATCGTGGAGGAAGCGGGCGACCCAAAAGGTTGAGGCGTGCCCTGCTGCCGATGGCGGCGGGGCTGCGCTCGGCCTACGGGCTGAGCCTCGACGGCGCCCTCGCCGTCCCCTTCGACGAGCTGGCCCGCCTCGTGTCCGTTCTCGAAGGCGTTAGCGAAGACGACTTCGCCGTGTTCGCCGCAGCCCTGCCCTAGATGTCCATGAGGACAGTCACGAGCAGGTAGGCGAGCAGCCCCGCGCCGAGGACCCATGCCAGCACCCGCAGGGCCTTGTCCATGCCTGTGCGCTCCATCCGATCGACCTTACGCCCCGAAGGGTGGTGACGCGTGGCTAGTCGCACTCTGACCGTCAACATCGTGGGCGATGCGTCGAAGCTCAAGAAGGCCACGGCGCAGGCGGGTGCGGATACCGACAAGCTCGGGTCGAAGATCAAGAGCGCCGCCATCGGCCTCGGCGTCGCGGCTCTCGCCAAGGGCGCGTTCGACCAGGCCGAGGAGGCCCGCAAGGTCGCGGGCCAGACCGCCGCGGTGATCAAGTCCACGGGCGGCGCTGCCGGTGTGTCGTCAAAGCAGGTCGACGACCTGGCCACGTCCATCTCCAAGGCCGCAGGCGTCGACGACGAGCTCGTGGCCTCGGCCGAGAACATGCTGCTGACGTTCACCGGGATCAAGAACGTCGGCGTGGACAAGGTGTTCGACCGCACCACCCAGGCCGCCGTCGACATGGCCGCAGCCACCGGCACCGACGCCGTGTCCGCGGCGAAGATGCTCGGCAAGGCCCTGAACGACCCGACGGCCGGCGTCTCCAAGCTGACCCGTGCCGGGGTCGTGTTCACCGAGCAGCAGAAGGAACAGATCAAGACCTTCCAGAAGTCGGGCGAGGTCGCCAAGGCGCAGGGCGTCATCTTGGCCGAGGTCGAGAAAGAGTTTGGCGGGTCGGCTGCGGCCACCGCCACCGAGGCCGACAAGGCCCGGGTCGCCTGGGAGAACTTCCTTGAGTCGGCCGGCACCGCCGCCGCCCCCGTGCTCAACAACGCTGCAAAGGCCCTCGGCGGGCTGGCTGACGGGTTCAATGCTCTCCCGCAGCCCGCGCAGCAGGGCGTGATCGTCGCCACCGCTGGCGCCCTCGCCTGGGC